ACAAAAGCTAAAATAAAATATATATCTCAAAAAACCTTCAAGACATGTTTCAATCCAAAAACTAAACGTAGACTAAGATTCGATTTTTATTTATTAGATTATAATCTTTTATTAGAAACTGATGGTCCGCAACACTTTTTTAAAAAAAATAATTTTTCAAAAAGAAACGATTTTTCAGAACTAATCTACAGAGACAGGGTTAAAAACCAATGGTGTAAAGACAACAATATAAAATTATTAAGGATTCCATTTACAAAATTTGATAAAATAGAAGAGATTTTAAAAAAAGAATTATCTTTGCCCTAACTTTTCAGTTCCAGCAAACCCGCCAAATGGAAGTTCTGAATTTCCAAAATGCAATTGGCATGCTTTAATGTCTTTTGTACACTGATCCGCCTCCCAAAAGAAATTATTTGGTGGCGGCGTATTTCTGGGAACGGCTTTTTTCGCAACAAAATAATAATTAATTCCATTTTTATTCACGTAAACAAATTGCGCCTGTAAATATTCATTATCGGAATCATATTCGCCTTTATCATATTCTAGAATCTCTATGTCGTTTAGATTAAAATAGTTAATACCATACACGTCTTCAAACTTTGTTCCAGCCTCGTTTGTTACTGGCGGCGCGTAGCCATTTCTCCCAAGATATTTTTCAATAACGCCGTCATGAAGTTCTGAAAGCCTGTTTGGGCCAGAAACCTTTTGCGGAGATTGCTCGTAACAACACCCTGCCCCGCGATAATTAAAGGAACATCTATTCGCAAATATAAGCCTGGATGGCAATTTTTGGTTTTTCAAATCAAAAATGGAATTCAATTCATACTTCAGGACAAGTTTACTTTCCTCTACTTTTCTATCTACATAATAGATTTGTGGGGTGAATTCATTATTTGGTGACTCTTCATAATCATCAGGCTTTTTCCTTCCCGCAAAATTAATTTCATCAATAAACTTTAAAAAAGTTCTTTTTATTGTAACTTTGGCCCCGACAAGGTCTCTCAAGCTGGCAATTTGGCATTTTAACAAAGATAAGGCGGCGCTCCCCTCCTCGATTGTGCTTAATGTTAAAGTTGGTGTTGGGAGAGTTCCAGAGCCAGTTATCTCCAACCCTTCTATCATTATAGGAAGGGCGTAATATGTATTACCTTGAAAAACAATATTGCTGTTAATTAGATTGATATTATTGTGAAATCTAAAAATTTTAATTTGTTCTTCTTGTAAATTATTGCCAGTCAAGGATGCTAGTTTGCCATCTTCGAAAAGAATATCAGTAAGATCAATTTCTATAAATGTTAATATTGGAGATGGCTGTAGTTTTGCGGACTCAGCCTGAACCTGCTTAACGGATGTTTGCGCTTGTGTTCTTGTTAAAGTCATTTTATTGTAATATTAATTCATAGGGTTCCGGTTTAACTTGATTGAATGTAGCTGTAATGTCAAAGTGTTCTCTTTTTAATGATGTTACTTCCCATTCTTCGCAGGTATACATTTTTTTGGCCTTGAAAGGTTTTGGCGGCTCAAAAATAAACGCTTCAACTCCACTTCTTTCATGAAGAAAGTGAATGATTGCATTTGTTTCGAGTAAATCTCTCGTCATAAACTTAAATTGGTAACTGTTTAGATTGGTGTTGATTCCGTCTTGAGACCGATGCTCGATACCGAGACCAAATCTTGCAATTTTTAATCTTGGCGACTGAATTAAAGTTGAGCCATAAGACGCCTCCCAAATAAAATGCTTTTTGGTTACATTGTTTAAGGTTGTTTCTCCTTTTGACCATTTAGTAGTATCGTATGATGATGATGTTATGTCGCCACCTTCTCGACTGTGGTCTTTAAGGGCATAATAATAAATGAATGAATTTTTAGGATATTCTACAATTTCATTCTTCTTAAATGAACTTTTAGACCCCCAGTATTCTATGTCGTAAATTGATGGTTGACTCATAAAATTGTTATCCTGTTATATTAATTGTTATATTGTTCAAACAATCCTCGGACAGTTCACCCTCTATTCTTTGATAAAGAGAGCCTTCTTGATTACAAGACCCTAAACAAACAGAATCAAATCTTACCTCATAGTTTTTAGCACAACAACAATCATCTATTGTTATAATTGTTGAATCAGATTTGTCAGCCGATAACTCTTTCGAGAAGGTGTATATTCCTCCGCAGCTTGTATTGTTGTCAGTTTTAAGTTCTATTGTTCCATCAATTTGTCTTCCGCAAGGAAATCCATTTCCATCATCTCCGCAATTTAATAAAGTATTTGCTAAAACATAATCAATTTGGAATTGAACTGGCGTTGGAAATTCTCCACCATCACATAAAAACGGTTGAGACTTGCTTGGGGTTGGGCTCGGCGTCGGGGTTTGACTAGATGTTGGCGTAACGCTGGGAGTATTGCTCGGGGTTGGAGTGTTGCTTGGGGTTGGGGTCACGCTGGAGCCTGGGCTACTCGTAGGGGTGGGTGTCTGAGTCGGTGTATTAGACGGCGTATTACTAGGAGTATTTGATGGGGTATTGCTTGGAGTTGGTGTATTCGACGCTGAATTTGACGGCGACACAGAATTTGATGGTGTCGGAGTGCAAATCCCCCTCCCACAATACAAATCACTTAAACATTCAAAGCAATACTCTTCATCTTCTCCAATATTATCATAAATATCATTCAATCCGGTATTTAAAATATTTGCCACCCCCGATGTATTAATATTACCAGCATTGTAATGTGCGTAATTCGGCATAGCTGGTTTTGCCAGTAAATTTGAATCTAATTTTTTTAAAAACGTTCTATAATTAACCGAGGCAATGATATTCCCTTCTGTCGTCGCTGAGTAACTTTCTGCGGTCAATCTCATTCCAGAAAAAGCGTAACTAATTAATGTGTCATGGGTTTGATATTGTTTTAGATTAAGTGTTAAATTTTCAATTTTCTCCTTATAGGGGGTTTGGCGCATTCTTGAAAAGTCATAATTATCAATTTCGACATCTACTGAAAAATCGACCTGAACCGGGTAGTTTATTTCGACATATTTAGGTTTTCTACTTCCCAAGGTATAAAAACTATTTCTATCTATATTGATGTTAAGTTCATAATTTTGCACCCGATTTGTTGTAAAATCATCAAGAGAGATTTCAATGGCGCCTGGGTCCACGACTTTATAATTCCCAGTATTATTAATATTACCAGCATTTGCCGTCAAATCAGCCAAAACCTGCGAGTCGCCACTTCCAATTTTTCCCAAATCCCCCAACACAGAGAAGGTGGCATTGATTTCTGGAACCGTATCTATTGATGCTCTTGATTGATAAGATGTTAAATATCCAGAAGTAAAAGAATAATTGCCAGAAGCGTCATTGTCATAAAGGATGTATCCGTTAATTCCTTGCACTCCAGTATGTTGGATAAATTGATCAGAATTAACAACCAAGGTCGATATATTAACAGTTCCAACTTGGGGACCGACGGGATGCTCAACAATTTCTTGCTGTTGCATTCCCAAAAATTTAATATTAGTTTGATTAGACGCCCAAGAAGTAGAAACAGATTGAACTCCACTTAGTATTTCTTGACCAAGATATACTCTAGCATTCCTTTTGTCTCTTCTATGCAATGTATTATTAATTTCTGACATTCCCTTTTCCTTTTACCGTATTATTTAACCTTAAAGCCTATATTATTATTTACAGTTCTATTATAGGTCCAGCAGTGTAAAAATTAATAACAACACAAAAGGTATAAGGTAAAATGGCAATTCCAAACTGGGAAAATGATAAAAATTATAAGAAGTATGATATAATTGAAGAACCGGATGGTTCAAATATCTTTTATTATGCTACTTTTGACCACAATTCTTCATTGTCTGGATCTAGTGGTTCTAGCGGATCTAGCGGTTCAAGTGGAACGGCTGGAACGTTTTATACAGATAAAGTAAAATTTGCTGGAATTTTGGAAGTCAATGGTGAAAAAATCCCTCATTTCTTTTGGAAATCAGATTATAACACTCGATATTCCGTCAAAACCGAAGTAAAGAAAACAAAATATGGTGATGGCTATGAACAAAGAAGTAAGGCAAACTTCGATAATATTCTTTTAAACTTGGATTTAACCTTTTCAAATAGAAGCTATAAGGAAGCTGTAGCGATTTTGCATTTTTTGAATAGACGAAAAGGATATGAACCTTTTATTTTTACTCCTGAGTATATTTATACAACCTACAATTATTCTTCTCCTTTGAGATGGATTTGCAAAGAATGGACTCACTCTCATCAATTTGATGAAAATAATGTAATTAAAGCAACCTTCAACCAAGTTCCAATTAATGGAAAGTTTGAAATAATAAGGTAAGGTAAGATATTATGATATATTGGGATAATGTAGATGTTATTATTGGAGGAAGCACAGGCATAATGGCCGACGGCGCATCATTGTCTTCTAAAAATTCTTTGACCCCAGTTTATTCAATAGGAAACATTGGAACTCATAATATTGTCCCGAATGGCCCAATCATTAATGAATTCTCATTTTCTTACTCACCTTTAGTAAATGGAGACCCAAACTTTGACATAGCGAATGGAATTAAAGAACTGACTAACCATTTGTATACCGGAGTAACTATAGAGGTGAATGGAATAACCGGCTTTGACTGTAGATTAAAATCACTCTCTTATCAAATTAGACCAAATGATATTGTTAGAGCGAATGCGACTTATGAAAGTTTTGTTAACACATCAGGAGATGCCTTTGCAAACCATTCTTACAGTGGGGATTATAAAAATAAGAATGACATAGCGCACGGCTGGACAACATATTTTAACACTCAATCAGATTATTTTGAAGCGCCGATTTATGATCTTTCTTATAGTTTTGAAACGAATTTCTCTCCAAGATATACATTAGGACGAAAAGAAGCGGCACAAGTTTCTTTTCTATCTGCGACGGAGAGGGTTGACATAGATCAAGATACATATTCCCCAATTCAATTTTCTGGAGAAGATGTTTTTACATCACTATTGGCCAATAATACTTCTGGATTAGATTTTATGACATTGAATATTGTCGGCTATTCAGAATATGATACTGGAGTTAAGCCATTTACTGGAGATTATACCAATATGACCATCAATTTGTCAGGAATGAAAGTCGCACAATCCAATGTAGGTGCTAAAATAAACGATATTCTTGCCAACAAATTATCATTGATTAAATACTTTTAATTTTTAAAAAAACATGCAATATACTTTCAGAAACGCAGAATTAAAGTTTAATGATAAGAGCATACTTGCTGATAGTGTTAATTTTTCACTCAACGCCCCGATTGAGGGCGTTTTTAGAGAAGGAGAAAAGAATTCGTATGATTTTGCACCCGTAAATGGAAACGACAATTCTCTTAGCGTAAGTTTTTTACTAACAGGAAGTTGCGTATTAAAAAATTACATTGATCTTGAAACGGGTTCTATTTCTGGGTATTTCGGCGGCCTTTATTTTCAAAGTGGTTATTTAACAAGTTATTCATTTAATGCAAACCCAAATCAACCAATTTCAGTAAATGCCAATTTAAAATTCTTTGAACCTTTAACTGGAAACTTCTCTCCTTCAGAAAACACTGCCACCGATTACAAAATATTAAACATTGCTGACGTTTCAGTTACAGGAACTTCATTGGGGAGTTTAGACGACATTGATTCGGTATCATACTCTTTTAATCAAAACATTGTCCCGCAGTATATTATTGGAGAGACAAAGCCGCGCAAAATTCTTTTTGAAAGCAAAGAAATTTCAATGAATATTAATGGAGCGCATATTACTGGAAATTTACCGCCACAAGGAATTTGGGCCGACTATCAAATAACATTACAACATCCAGAAATCAGCTCATTGAGTGAAGTTTATTTTGTCAATGGAAAAATAACAAATAGATCAATAGAGACGAGCGCTGGCAATGAAATAAAAACCAGTTTAACAATAAAGCAAAATTATACCAAAAAGCGCCCGATTATTACATCTATTTCCAGATCAACTATTTACGCCGGACAGCAACTTAATATTTATGGCCGCAATTTATTAAATGTTGAAAAAGTGCTTTTTTGTATTAACGGGGAAACGATACCAAGAAAAGAAGCGACCTTTACAATAGGATCGGATACTGTTATAAGAGCCGTTGCTCCAGCAGGTGTCAGTCGAGGACCAATAGAGTTAAGACCATAAAAAGGAAAATTAATGAGTTTTTTTGTAGAAGTAGATGATAAATCAACAGTAAGCCAAATCAACATAATTAATGTTGAGCCGAATACTGGTGTCGTAAATACAACAGTAAGAATTAGCGGCCAAAACTTTTATGGCATCGACTCTGTTATATTCTCTGATGATGTAACTGGAAATTTTACAGTAGTTAATAAAAATTTAATACTTGCCACAATACCAAATAATGCGGCTTATGGATCAATTTCTGTCGGCTCTCAATCAAGATCTACAACTGGAACTTATTCATATTTTACCCCGTTTCCAAATATAACTGGATTCAGCCCAATAACTGGAACTTCCGGCGATTTAATATCAATTTACGGAAATGCCTTTTCTGGAATAACTGGCGTTAAATTAAACAACCTAGATTTAAAGTCTTTCGCAGTTGTAAATAACAGTACAATTACTGGTCAGATAGATTCTGGCAATACCAAAGGATTACTGACAGTTTATGGACAAAACGGCACGTTTGACGAATCCTCAAAAGAATTTACCCCACAGCCAATACTAACATCAGTGACGCCCACAAGTGGTCTATCTGGAATCGCTGTAGAAATATCGGGCCTCAATTTCTTTTCAACTAATTTAGTAGAAACCAGCAATGGGTCATCACAGTATAAAATTGGATTTGGAAATATTCAAAATACTGGCGGCTTTGAAATTGTAGATCAATATACATTAACAGGATTTGTTCCTAATTCAGCTCAGAGTGGTTATCTTTATGTTTATAGTGCCACATCAATAAATAAATCATCTGTAATTTTTAATACCGTAAACGACGCTCCGTCATTAATAAATTGGTTTCCATCATCTGGGGCATCC